GCGGCCGAACTCGCTTTCGAGCGTTACCGTCAGACCGTGAGTGCCGTTCTTTTGGCAGCGCACGTACACGCCCTCGACAGCGTTGTCGTCTTCCGGTCCGCCGAGAAGACACCAGCCAGTCTGCAGGCTCATCTGAGCGGTCGCGCTTGAGCCTGACGGGTCCATCTGCTGAATGGAAGCGTTCGCAGCGCACGTATTGATCGCGTTGGCGATGGGGTCGTGCGCACCGCTCACGGAGTTAGGCAGCGCCGTGGTGTCCCACTGCGTCCAGCGACCTAGCTGGTAGTTGTACACGTGGTGATTGCCACTCTTGACGAGCCAAACTGCCTCTTTTGTGTTGCGCAGCAGCACCGCCGACGCGATGTTGGTCGCGTCCACGGCGTAGTCATCCATCAGCTGCGCTCCGCCGCCGCCGATCACCGCAAAACGCGTGTTACTCGCGAAAATGACGCCCACAGGCGTGCGGATGACGCTCTCTCGGCTTGTGCAGGCCAAATCCGTGATCTGTTCGGGCGCATTGAAGGCGTCCGGATTGTCCAAAGTGAGATCGGGGCCTGGCCCAGTGATGAGCCATGCGCCGCCCTCGCACAAAATGCCGACCGAGCCCGAGATTTCGACGATTTTGACGGCTTTTCGTGCGACAGCAGGCAGCGTGATGCACTGATCGCTGTCCCACTCGTAGCCGATCGCCGTGATCCCGTCTTCTTTCGGCTTCGAGTACCAGATTTCACGGCGGCGCTCGCCGAGAATGGCCCATGCGCGGTTGCGAATCACCGCCACATCCCAGAAAGCCGGCGGCTGCTGCGACGCGACCGGTGAAGTCGGGCCGTTGTCCGTGTACACAGCCGGATGCAGCACCGAGACGGTCGGCGCAGGCACGTTCCCGTACGTGTAAACGTAGGTCGACGTGGCCGTAGGCGTCATTGGCTGCGCGTACATCACAGTATCGGCGACCGTGCCAGTTACGCTCACGCACACAACGACCTGCACGGTCGAACTCGCGCGCACCGCCGTGGCCGGCACAGACACCTGAACCACCCACTTATCTGCTCCACCCGTCGTGAGCGTGTACGTGGGCGCAGGCGTGCCGCGATGGAGCGTGCCAGCGGCATCACGCCACTGCAGAAACGCCGTCATGTAGTAGGTGCCGGCAGCAATCGTGTCGCCGGCACCACCCGTGCCTGCCGCCGTGATGCGCGGCTGCTGCAGCGGGCACATCTCGCTTACCTGTGCGCCATCCCAGAGAGCGGGCAGTGCGCCAGCGATCAGCGCCGTGCCGTCTGCAGCGAGCGCATACGGCGGCTGGCGCGCTGCCATGTCCATCTCGACGTAGTTGAGAGGCACGCCAGACTGTCCGGATTCCGAGCTGCTTGTGACGTACTGCAGAAACGAAAGCACGAACTTGCTGGACTCGACGGCGAGCGCACCGCTGTTGTGCAGCGACACGTCGAGCGAGTGATAGGACTCCTCGCAACGGTCGAGTCCAAAGCGGCCAATCACCGTCGCGGCGCCATGACTCTCGAACATGTAGACGTTGCGCGCCGGGTCGAGCAAAAACTCTTTGTCGGTCGGCGTGAACGACTTGTTCCAGAAGGGAACGCCCACGAGGATCGGGTACATCTCGCCAGCGGCGGGTGAAAACATGCGCATGCGCGCGCCAGCACGCACCCACGGCAGCGTGAGCGTGTTCGCGAGCGTGCCAGTGGTGAGGTTTCTGAACTGCACCACGGTGCCAGCGGTGTTCGCGAACGTGGTCGTGATGCTGCCGACGCTGTCTGAGCAGCCAAACACGGCGTACTCGGTCGTGTCGCTGCGATAGAAGCCGCAGAACGGGTCGCCGTACGACATGACGCCGCTCACGTTGTAGATGAGCGAGCCCGCATCGCTCCACAGAATGAGCGTGCAGGTGCCGCCCACAAGCGAAGCCACGATGGCTACGTACGTGCCGCCGCTCAATGCGGCTACCGAGATGGCCAGGCGCGACGTGGCCGCGGTGCCCACGCCCGCCATGGTGTCTGCGCGAATCACCGTGCCGGACGTATCGATCTTCAGGTTCGTGACGCTCGTGACGCCGCCTGCGGCAAGGCTCGCCAGCACGGCCGCTCGAGCATACGTGTCGTCCTGTCGCACCACATCGTAGGTCTGGTCGCCAGCTACGTCGGACGTGTAGACCGTGACCGTGCCGCTCGCCGAAACCACGCCGTTCGTGTCCACGGTGAGCACAGCCATCTTGAGCGCGGTGCTACCAGTGTCGCGATACCAGCAGCGCACGCCATTTGCGCCGTGCGAGGTGAGCCCGACCCACGCCGAGTACACGTCACCCACCGACGTGCCAGCAAGGCCGATGACCGTGCGCGGCGAGGCCGCCAGCTCGCCATTGGCGCCGACAACCGTCACCTCAATCCACGTGAATCCGCCGCTCAGCACCACGTGCGCGAACCAAATCTGCCCGTTCAGCGTGGTAATGGCGGGTTGATTGTAGGCGCCAGTGCCTGGCACAGGCCCAGAACGGCTTACGTCCGCCGGCCAGTAGTTGCGCGTGACGTTCGCGCCCGTGAGCACGCCGCCAGCGATGCGTTGCGAGCCGAAGCGCGGGCGACGGATCACGAGATTGCTGGACGCGTAGCCGCACGGAATGACGCCACCACACGCACTGTCGCCACTGCGGCTCGTGGCGTCCGTGAGCTGGACAGCGCCGGGGCACTTCACCACCTTGTCGTCAGCACTGAGGCGCGTGTTCAGCGACGACACGAACTTGCCGCCTTCACCGAATGGCTGCACAGCCGTTGGCGACGACGCGTTGTCGATGCCCAGGTCTAACGGGAAGCTCGCGGTGAACTCCTGTTCCTTCGAGGCCATCAAAACACCCACAGCACCAGGTCAGCCGTAAAGGCCGACGTGGCGCCCAGCGCGACGTATTTGGATGGGTCGCCAGTGCCCGTGCCAGAGAGCGCCGAGGCGGGCAGCGTGGTGACGCCCGGCGTGGACGACGCGTCGGTCGAGCTCACAACGATCACTCCCTTGTAGGGCCTGCCGAGCTGGTGCCGGACGTTGACCGCTGCCGTGGCCACGAATGACGCGGTGATGAGATGCCCGTTCAAGATCTCGAGCTTGGACGCCGCCTGCGTCCACTCGAGCAGCGCGCGCACCGCGTCCACTACCTCTTCTGCCTTGCGCAGGGTGGTCGACCAGCGCAGCTTGGGAAGCCCAGCCATCAGTACCACCGACCGTGGTAGGTGCGCATGCGGTCGTAGAGCGCGCGCTGGTCGCGAATCTGGCGCACAGCAAAGCGGTCCTTGCGCATGTGCTTCTTCACGTCGGCGTCGAGCATCGCGAGCATGGCCGCGAAGTCGCTCGAGTCCTTTTGCTGGCGAGCGCGTACCAGGATGCACATCTGCAGCGCGATCCACTGGTCCCAGCCGTCACGCATGAGCACCGTGTCGGTGCTGGCGGTAATGTAGATGCCGCCCTGGTAGTAGACGTTCAGCGTGTAGACCTGGTCGGGTGTAGGGAACAGTTCGACGGCTTGGCCGATCAGACGGTAGCGAATGGGGTAGACGCCGCCCCATGCGTTCGGGTAAGCCTTCATGCTGTCGGAGTCGGCCACCTCCAGCGCGATTTCCTGGCTCGGCTCCTTCAGCCACGAGATGCGCACCAAGTCCTCCGCCTCGGTGGGTAGCGAGACCTGCGAAACGCCTGCTGTGGTGGTCAACTGCGTCGAGCCGCCGAGCAGCATTTGCGCGCTCTGCTCACGCGCAATACCGGCGAGCAGAGTGCACGCGAGCTTGGAAAAGTCGAGAATGGTCGCGGTCGTGATCGGCGTGTCAGTCGTGTATGCCGGCAGGTCGCAAAGCTGCCGCACACGCTCCTGAATGTCGCTGATCACGACCGTTCGCATCAGTACTCCTCGTCGCTGGGCTTCTCGCCCTTGCAGTGCTGATACAGAAGCTCGAACGCGCTGAGCACGCCCGCTTTGTCGCCGGAGTTGACCGCCTCGATAAGCGCGTCGGCTGCGCTCAACCCAGACGCCCCTGAGTCGTCGGCATCGTCGCCACCCTTCGCAGGCTTTTTGGGGCCTACGAGAGCGGCGAGGATGCCCACAGGCTTCTCAGCCATCAGTTGACCGTCCGCATGTAGATCCAGCACTCCAGTTCATCGACCGTGTCCGAGCCCGCGGGCGCGTTGGCGGTCGACTGGATGAAGTACGTGATGTCTGCCGCGGCCGTGGTGGAACCGCCGCCATCCGTGACGCCCGTGAGGATGTCACCGACTGCGACCGTGTTCGCGGCAGTCGGCGTCACCGCCACCACCGTGCCCACCGCCGACGTGTTGGGCAGCGTGATAGCGCCAGTGGTGATTGCCACGCCGCCGATGTTGTTGGTCACGACGGCATCGCCATTCAGCGGACCGCCACTCACCACCTGCGCCTGAATCTTGGTGATGGTGCCAGCCACCGGGGAGGTGGCGTATGCTCGGTTACTGGTGGACGCATCTGGCGCTGACACGTCCGTGAGGCGAGCCTTGACCGCGACCGCACTCGCCTCGGAGGCGAACGTCGTGACCTTGTGGCTAATCGTGACCGTGCCCGCGCTTGCGCTCGAGCTCTCGACACGTGCCTGATGGCGCACGGTCGTGTCGTTCTCGATCACGGACACGTGCGCGGTGAGCGCCTTGCATCCGTTAGCGAGATTGATGGTGTAGTTGCCGATGCTGTTGCGCGTGATGCTGGTAATGCCGTACGCCTCGGTGAGCGTCTGCGTGGCGCTCGAGCTCGGCGCCCAGCGCACATACGCAATGTCGAGCTGGGGCCCGAACGCGCGCGACAGTTTCTTGAACTGGCTGGCTGCCATGGTCGCTCCTCACGCCGCCGGCAGGGTGACGTCCATGAGCTGCTGCACCTTCGGCGCGATGAAGTTGCCGTCATGCACCAGCTGGCCCTTGTAGACGTCGGTCGTGCGGTCGAGCCACATGTCCGCGCCGTCGAAGTTGTTCCAGTACGGTGCGTCGCCGCAGCTCGCGCGCTCGAATGCGCCGTCGTTCACCACCTTGGCGCGGTTCACGGGGCACATGGCGTCCTGCACGAACTTGAACGACCCGATCTGGAACTTGTCGATACCGATGCCATACGAGCTCGGCTCCGTGATCCAGCGCCCGCCTTCCTTCGAGGCCTGGATGGCCGCGAAGTTGATGGGGTTCACGAAGATGTCGCCCATCTGGAAGCCGGGGCCGACTTCCGCCATGCCCGTGGCCATCGCCTTCAGGAACAGCGTCTCGATGGGGTCGTTCGAGCCGTCGTAACGCACGCCGGCGAGGCGCGACGGGTACGCGGTGCGCGTGACGCCGAACAACGTCGCGTTGGCCGCGAGATCGGTCGCGTTGGGGTTCCAGTCGTTGAGACCGGCCGCGATCACGCCCGCCGACGCGTTGTTCTGCGCGTCGCCCTGGCGGAAGATGTAGTCTCCCACGCCGATGCTGCCGATCTTCACCGTCAGGTCGGTCGCGAACGTGAGCACACCCGTGGACGTGTTCACCGCGGTGACGGTGGCGTATCCGGGGGTGCCCGTGCGGATGGAGCCGGTGGCCGTGGCGGCTGCCACGATCACCATGTTGGGCTCGAAGAACACCGCGTCCTGCGGGTTCGCGAGCGTCAGCGTGGTGGCGGTGGGAGCGGTGGACGCGTGGGCCTTGGCGCGCCAGCCAGAGGCCGAGCCGAACGCCTGACGATTGAGCTCGACGCCCATCGTCTCCTGGCAGTTGTCCATCGCCAGCTTGAGCTGCTGCAGGAAGTACGAGTCGTTGTCGCCCTTCAGCGCATTGCGAACCACGCGGCCGGCAATGTCGAAGTTGACGTAGTAACTCGCCTGCGTGACCGTGAACGCCGCGCCGACGTCCGGAGACGCGTTGGTCGCAGCGTTCGCCACCGTGGCGCTCGCACCCTGTCCCGTTCCGTACAGGATCGGCACCTTGATGCCTTCGGCGCTGGTGAACTTGGTGTTGTGCTTGGTGGCCGTCAGCAGAGGCTTGTTTCGAACGATCTGCTTCTGCTGAATGCCGTCTTTGTAAATGACCTTGCTGATGTACGAGACATCAGTCGTTGCCGTAGTCGCCATGTGACGCCCTCAAGCGGGGGCGCCTCAACGACTCAGCCGGCTATGCGGCCCTTTTTCTTGAATGCTGCCCACCGCGCCTGGATCTCCGCCTCCTCTTGCTCCGGCGTAAGCGGAGCATCCTTGTCAGGAGGGACGGGAGATTCCTGCGTGTCTTTCTGAGAGAGCGTTCGGGACCCAGTTCCCGACTCGCTCGCGCCCGACGTACGGCTCGCGGGGCGTGGCGCATTCTTCGTGGCAGCGAGACCCAAGGCCTCCGCGAAAGTCTGCCTCAGCTGATCGTTCTTGGCAAGCGCGGCCATCAGCGCCGTGTTCTTGGCCATGCTCTGGAGGTTCTCCACCGCGTCCTGCTCGGCCTCTCCGATGAGCTGCTCGATGACCTCGTCCGAGTCCAACGAGAGTCCACGCTTCGTGGCGGCGTGCTCGGCTCGCTTCGCCAGGTCCTCGGCGGCCCACGGCGCAGCCGCAAAGAACGGATATGCTTCTGCAAATCGCTTCACGTAGGTCTCTGCGGCCTTCAGCTCCTCGGCCCATTCCTTCTGCTTGTCCGCCTCCTCGCGCTGCTTCTTCGCCTCCTCGCGGAACTTGCGGCTCTCCTCCAGTTCGGCTGCCACTTCGGGAGGCAGCGAGCGCTCGTCATACGCGCCCTTCGCGGCAGTCTCCATGATCTGCTTGAAGGTCATGCCCGTGAGCTGCTCGGCGAGCTTGAGCGGGTTGCGCTTGCCAAGCGCCTTCAGCTGGTCGAGCTCGCCCCTCGTGGTCTCGAAGGCCTTCGCAGTCTCGGCGTGCTTGGTCTGCAGCTGCTTGTGGTCGGCCTGCAGTTTCGCGTGCTTGAGCGTTAGCCCCTTCTCCTCTGTCTTTGGCTCGGGCTTCTGCTCCTCCTTCGGCTTGGCAGCGGCGGCATCGCCCTCCTTCGCCGGCTCAGCATCACCCGCTGGCTGCTCCATGCCCTCTGCGGGCTGCGTCTCGGCCTGCGCCCGCGCCGCCTCCTTCGCCTGGTGCTTGGCCACGATGGCGGCGATGGCGTTCGTGGGCTCGGCCGGAGCCGTTGCGGGCGCTGCCGCGGGTGATGCTGCGTCTGTCATGCTGCGACTCCTCCTGCGGGCGCCTGCTGCGCCTGCGAAAGCTGGGCGGCTGCTGCCGCGTTCGGGTCCAAGGCTGCCGGGTTGAACGGTGCGGCCGGCGCGGCCTGCTGCTGCGCGTTCGCGTCGTCCTGGAGCGTCTTACAGTGTGCGATGTAGTTCTCGAACGCGCGCATCACGTGCTCAGGCGCCTTCATGCGGTACGCGACCAGCAGCGACTTGTTCATGAAGTCGAGCACCATCGACATGTACGGGAGAAGCTGGGGGATGGGCAGCTCCTGCATGTCGCCATCTTGCAGGTCCAGTAGTTGCTCGATTTGCCAGCGCACCAGGTCGAGCGCGGCGTTCTGCAGCTGCTTGAAGGCGTCGACGTCTGGGAACTCCATCAGGTCGAGGGCTTGGTCGTAGGCCACGAACCCGCGATCGATCCACTCGTCCACCGCTGCGAACTTGCCCTCGATGGTCGTGGGCAGCGCCGCCATCGGGAACATCTGCACGCGCACGTCGCCATCGGGCAGCGATACCTCCGCCCACTTCGTGCTCTTTAGGAACGTCTGGCGACCCACGCGAGCGCGCCCGGTGAGCGCAAACTCGGGGTCCTTCTCTGCGATGTCATCGAGCACGTCGCAGAGGGCCTCGGTCACGTCCATGTAGAACTTCTCGAGGTTGCGGATGTAGCCGATGAAACGCCGGCTTTTGACGCTGTCCTCAGCGCGAATCGCACGGCCGCTCGTGAGGCCAGGCGACGACCCTTCGCCACCCACGAGCGCCTGCGAGAGTCCCTCCTGATCGAACGCGTCTTTCACGATCTCGCGACGTTCATTGAACAGGTCGGCCGGCGTCCCTTCCCAGCGCAGCAGCTGTGGAGGCACGCGCGAGCGCACTACCTGCCCGGGCATGTTCGTCAGGTCCTCCCAGTCGAACTCGTCGCTGCTGTCCATCCAGATGGTCGCGTTCGAGACCAGGCGCTGAATGTCGCGGATGGTGTCGTTGAGCTCGTTGAGCTGCACCTGCGGGCCGCTCAAGCGCTCTGCGATGCCCTGGCCCCAGTAGCCAATGCGCCGGTTCGTGTATGGCAGGCGCGGGAAGGGGAAGCGGTCGCGCGTCCACTCCTCGTCGAGCAGCACGCACTTGTCCGTGCA